CTTTTGGAATTTCATTTAATACCTTTTCACTTTTTTCATCGCTTAAAATCATAGCTTTAGGCATAAAAGCAGTATCGTAGGTTTTACCAATTCCACGACTGCCAATGATGAAATTTAAAGATTTGTTGTATGACTTTATGTTGGTAGGGCTGTACCAATCAATTGATTTTTTCATTTGAATACTCCATAAGGTAAGTAATTAATACCCTCTGAGTTTAATTCACCGCTTGCCATCCAGCGACGTTTACCACTGCCACCAATCCAACTAATCCATACATACCCATCACGTTTCACATAGCCGTCATATCTTACACTCATACCTCTTGTATAATATAGACCCGTGTCATTTCCTTTTTGACTTGGTGCTTCTCTAATTTTAATTGTACAATTTGGGTAGAAAGTACCATATTCTTTAATAAAATCTTTTGGAATTTCATTTAATACCTTTTCACTTTTTTCATCGCTTAAAATCATAGCTTTAGGCATAAAAGCAGTATCGAATGTAGCTGAATATGGTAGTGAAACAATATTCACTAAACCGTTCTTATCGCCTTGATTCGCACCTAAAAAGCGACCGTATGCACCGTTTATATCACTGTCAAAAATTGCTATATGTGACCATGGTGTAATATTTGGTACTTCTTTAAATACAACGATTGCACCCGGTTGTAGTTCTGTAATTTCAACACAATTGTCTGTCATTCCATTTGTTTTTCTGTTTAGCCAAATATCTTTAACATATCCGCTACTTGTACAATTTGCACCCTTAAAACCGTTCTTTTCACACCAATCAAAATACAAATCCCAACATTGAGAACCGTAAGCACCGTCACGATCTACATATGTACCTAATACTCTTTGTCTATAGTCATAATATTTATTTACATTAATATTCATATTAATTACCTCCTAAAAAATATTAAAGAATAATCCATATTCCTGTAATTCCGCGTATAACTCGTTTTCGATTGTAATAACAGCACGTCTTGAGCCTTGTAAAACTTCAGCTAGTGTTTGGATGCCGATATTACCTTTACGCTTAAAACTATACTCTTCATGTCCTGTCGTATCATTTGCACTTTTAGGCTTAGTAATAGTCTTAGCGATATTGTTTACATAGTCGTTTGTTTCAATGTCGATACGTCCTTCTGGAGTTACAGATTGTAAAGCGATACTCGTATCTTCTCCGCTCGCTTGTGTGTTACCTCGACTATCACGTGTATAAGTTTCTGTATAGTTTGTGTTTGCTGTTGGGTCGTCCTGGTCTTGGAATGGAATAGTTTTAAACAAAGTAAAATATCTATCCATATTGATTTCAAACCAGTGTTGAAGCTCAAATTTCCAATACGCATAGGTTTCTTGACCGATCTCATCAAACCAAAAATGTTTTAAAATTCCCGTTTCTAGTGCTTTACGTTTTTCAAGTTCATCATAAAAAGCATAGCTAAAATCGAAAATCTTTTTACGCGCGATCTCTAAAACTTCCATGTCGCTTAATTCATATTGAGCGTCAATTAACTCTGTAAATGCTAAATTGTGGCATACACCGCATATGGTTTCAGTGTTCTCCGCTAACACCGGACTTTGTAAAGTCAACAAATAATTAGGTACTTTTAATTTTTTAAACATATTAATCACCTTCTTTTTTAATTGTTAGATCATCTTTAAAATCTGAAATACTTGTATCACCGTCTAATTCAATCAATTTTAAGATGTCCTCAAAGTCCTCATATGGTGCGAACTCTACGTTTGCGTTTAAATTAAATTTTTTATTTAATTCTTCAATCGCTTTTTTACGTTCACTTAGCCAAATATTACGAGACGCAATAACCTGTTGATTATTAGCGTTAACCTCATCTGAAACTAATCGCTCTTTTTTGTCCATGTTGGCATTTTCAATTCCTAATAGTGTCATGCATTCACGCAATATCGCTTGTTTCATACCGTGCAATTCGTCCGCAATAAAAGGCGCATTTGTCTGTAATACATTAACATCTTCCGTTCTGAAACCTTTTGAAGTAAAGATCGTTTGAACTCCTTGTAAGATTTTTTTCATAAACACTTTGAATTGCTGTAACATACGTTTATCACCTGTAATGATGTACGGTGTCCATTGCATGGTCAAATTTTGGTCCATTGTGCGACTAGTTAAAGCTAGTTTTTTAGCGAAAAAATTTAAGTATGGGAAAATACCCACATATAAAGGACTGTTTTTCATAACAACACACTCTTTATTTGATAAATTCTTTTTCACAAGTGGGCTTGTTGATACTGTATGATATTCGGTTGGAATTTGATAGTGGTTTAATTTACCGCCTAATGTGATTTCACTACAAATTAAGCCTAATCTTTCATCGTCATAAAAACCAATGTAACCACGTGTTTGTAGCACGTATTCTAAATAGAATGTGTTAATGGATTCGGGTAAACCTTTATATTTAAACATGTTTAAACTTAACATTTGTAGATACGTATAATATATAAAATCAGCCTCTCCATTGTTCATAGTAGCAACATCAACCGCATTTCTACAATAATCTGTGAATGAACTTGTATCATTCAATAAATCCATTTTAATCATCTCCTTTTAATTATATGTTAAATAAAAAAGGTTGAACCGTCAACCTTTTTCCATTTAATGAACTTTTCTATTTAAGTAGTTACCGAACTTATCAATATTTTCATGTTGGTATCTTTCAGTATTTTCACGATCATAATTTCCTACTTCTTTATCATGCCATAGTGTAATACCATTATCAAACACACGTTTGATTTTCTCCAAGTCGTTCGGGTCGATGTTTGTACCTTTAATATTACACTTTACGGTCTGAATATAATTCCATGCTGACTTAGAATGTAAATTCGGATAGTCAATTGTATTAGTGGCATAACCGCGCGTGTTCCATATTTGGTTTAATTTATTACGGTATTCTTCAGTTGGTTTATACGCAAATAAAAGTAATGTATTCAAATTTAAAGCTGTTTGTCGTAGTAAATCATTTGAACCGGTTACAATACTGTCAGCCGTTGCCTGTGCGTCGTGAATACGCGCGTTGTAACTATCCATGGCATTCTGAATATTTGTTTGATTTTGGTAGCGTGTGGTTAACTGTCTTAATTGATTTCCGATTTCGGTTGATTGACTATTAGCACTAGCCTGTGCATTTGCGTTTGCAAGTGCATTTGCGTTTTGTAAATTAGTTTGTTTTGTATTGATTTGGTTTTGCATTGCTGTTTGTCCAATACCTAAACCAGCTCCAACTAAACTACCAACAGCACCGCCAATATTACCAGTTAACGCGCTGGCGATACCACCACTTAAACCACCTATAGCGCCTATGCTGGCATTTATCATATTTGATTTGTTTTGTAGATCGTTCAAATTACTAGCTAAATTTGTGTTACGTGCGGTAACACTTAAATTTAAGTTATTTTGTAAACTTGTTTGTGCACTTAGTGCATTACCTGTAGCACTGGCTATAGCTGAATTTGTTTCATTTGATCTTCTAATATTGGATAATCCAACGTTCATAGAGTTACGTGAGGATTGTAGCATTAAAGCAGTCGTATCACTAATAATAGGTAAACTAGATTCATATTGAGATTCAAAAGAGTTGTCTAAATTTAATATGATATTATTACCGATAGAATGTTTTTTCACTTTATAATTAATTGGAACTACATTCATTTTAGATGAGTTAGGCGATCCAACAAAAGCGAATTGCATTTTATGTATATCTTCCCATAACTCATTTTTGAATAATTTTGTTGTTCCATTGCTATCGCTTAATACAAAATAACTATATGGATACCATAGCATTTTAGTATTGTCACTTGCTCCAATACCTAAATAACTCATAGCATCTATCAAACGTGATTTTGCGAATTGGTCTGAATTAGAATCATACATACTCGACATAACATAAGGCTTATAAGTTAGTATATTATAGTCACCTTCCCTTTTACCCTCAAAACAGTCTCTTTTTATGATAATTTGGTTATCTTCTACTACTAAGCCGGGAATTGAATTCGTTACAACAATAGAAACACATTTACCTACTAATTTCTCATCTGATCGTATTGCGTTCATGATTTCGCTTAAACCGCTAATCGCCACAACCGCTCCGGATGTTGAGCCTATTTTTAATGTTTTTATATCACCGCCTGTAATTCTCGAAAAAGGAAAAATATAATAATTAATTTGCGATGGACTTCCTAGCGTACCATGTGTATATGTGTCTTTTCCGTCCATTGTGCATGTCATTCCAATAATAGCATAACTTCTATCTTGATTCGGATCTAATCTAATGTTATTTTCACTAATTAAATCTGTGCCAATCTCTAAATTTTCGGGCTGTGTATTAATACATGGATAATATTGATTATCTTTTATGTAAAATTGCGGTCTATGTTCATACGCGATGTACGATTCCAGAAAGTTATTTTCAATTTCAAATCGCCATGTTTGTATTACATCTGTTTCAAAACTAATACTAGTCGCATTGTCATTTAAGTACCCTAAACTTGTAATAAAGCAGTAAATCCATTTTGCTTTATTTCCAGTGTCTCCATTTTTATAAATCATGTAATTGTATAAACGTAGATCATCATAAACACCGGGTACGACTACCGTACCATCTTTTCTTTGATATGTATAATTTTCAAATACAATATGATCATAGTTATTAATAAAAAAATTAAATTGCTTTTCGGGGGTATCGAATGCACCCCAAAACGTATTATTCATTGCGTCAATTTCTAAGCCTTTTAAAAGATAAATTTTACTTTGTGGTGTAAATTGACTGTTAACAACTCCTATACTCATTTTAATCAACTCCTTTTATTTTATATTAGTAAAAAATACTTGAATGTTCAAGTATTTTATTTGTCTTTGATATAGTCATAAATTTCACGTGCCTTAGTTCCACGTTGTGGTTGGTTCGGGTCGGCTGGTCTTTCATAATTCGCTAAAAATTCAATCGCTAGTGTGTATGGGTCGGCGGTAGATTTTGAAAAACTCGCGAAACTTTCGGGATATGTTGCTGTAGCAATCCACTGTTGATTATTTTCCATTTCCCATTGAATTCTCTCACATTCACCTTGACCAAACTTAGAAACATCCGGGTAATATCCTTTTTCTTTTAGCCAGTCAATTATTTTTGTCCAAGGTGTCCATTGAACTAAACCATATCCACGACTTGCTACCGGTTGTGCAAAGGGAATATCACTCTCCCATCGGTTCGGGTTGACTGTACTTTCAAAATAAGAGTTGCCTAATATACCAGCAACCGCGTTTGCGGTCCAACCTCTAGCCTTAAAAAATTGCCAAAATGCGATCCAATTTTGTCGTGATTCATCCTCTGTAAGTGGTCGTGTATTATTAATATCACCGGGAATAAACCATTTACTTGTTGGTGTTGGCGGTTCGGGTTTGATCTCTTCTTTAGTTTTATAAAAACCAAAGTCAATTCCTAAACCGTCTAACATGAAATAATGTTTAGTGTATTTATAGCTTGGTTCCGGTGTTGGAGGTTGACCCCCCTCAAATATTTTCCATTGTTGACCATATCCATTCACGATATTTGTATCATTCACATAAAAAACATTATTAGGTAATTCTGAACCACTTAACGCATAACATTCATTTCCATAGCTACATACAATACCATAACTAACTAACCCAGCGTTTAGTGTAAAAGATTGGTCGATATGACAATGATCGCCTGTAGCCATGCCAGCTGTACCCGTATGATAAATTAGATCACCTTGTTTATATTGTGTTGCGGTTGGTGGGTTGGGGTCATGTGTAAAACTCACAGTCACATTTTTTAAACCGCTTGGTGTTAGAACCTCACTATCACTTTGATATACTCGCGTATTCCCGGAGGCATACGTATGCACTAAATGACAACTAAATGGCGCGTACACAGGCACGCGTACCTGTCCACTAATAGCATTATCAAATGGATGTCCGCAACAGTGGCTATACTCAGATGGACTAGACCATTGAGTAATATTCATGGTTTCCATAGGAAAAAGGCAAACCTCATGTCCATCATACACTAATTTTTGTCCTGCTTTCATAAATTCAATTCCTCTTCTAATATTGTTAACTCGTGTAATTTCTCTTTACATATATTATAGCGCTCATAATCCACATCCTTTAGTATGTGCATAGCTTGCATATAAAACTCGATATAAAAATAAACGCTTAAATCTTCCGGTAAATTATAGGGAATATCTTCCGGTTTCGCCATTTTGTAGATACTTGATAATTCACATTCTTTTTTATCCATAATTAATACCTCCTACTATATAATAAAATAAAACTAGCTTATGAGCTAGTTTTTTCTAAAATAACGAAAATACACGCGTCAACATAATATTGACCTGTGACAGGCGTATCTGTTTTAAGCTTAGCGAAATATGGCAAATATTTAGTTCCTATTTCAGTAAATACAAATTGTGGGTCATCTTTTGTTGTTGTGACTGTTACATTATCATCTAGCATAAAATAAACACAATCTATTAATTCACCTGTACTTTTGTTTTTTAATTTACATGTGTTATTACTTAATAAAATAATTTTCCCTGTTTCCGTTGCTATCATTCGTTACACCATCACCAACAGCCCCAAAATTTTCGGGTAATAAGAAAGGAAAATCATTATTTTTTTGTAACTCCCTGCCATAGCGTGCTTTTAAAAGTTTCTAAATTTGTATTGACTAAATTAGTAACTGTTTCACTTGAATTTAAAATATTTTGTTTTATTTTATCAAAATTCATACTATTCATCCTCTTTATATCCGATTAGTGCTTTTAGTTTATCCGGTAAGATGTCACTATTGATTTTTGAAATATTTTCGATAATGCTAACTACCTCTGTAATAATTGCATATGTACAAATTACTGGGACTAAATCAACACCAAAAGGCAAAGTTAAATAAGTTTCAGCGTAGTTAATAGCGATACCTAAAGCGTAACAAAAGATAAACCCAACCTTTTTAAAAAGTCCGTCTCTAAGCTTGTTTGACTTGATTTGTTCACCTTCTCGTAAAGCTCCAACGATACCTGTCACTAAATCCAAACCATTAAATACTAATGCAACTAGAATAATTTTCATTTTAATCACCTCTTTCTTTTTCTATCATAATAAAAAATAGTTGAATGCACAACTATTTTTTAACTGCCTATTTTTCCTTGCCCTAGCCATTTTCCATTTTTATGAATTCGGCTTGTACCTTGGTTTTCTTTTCCGACTTTATCATAACTATATTTTGCAATGTCCTTCCATGAGTTAGATTTTCGTATTTTTAAAAATCCACTGTCTTTATTCAAGGATTTTAACACGCCACTTTTACGAATACCCCAAGGTCTAAAATCCGGTATAACCTGCTGAATAGTGTAAATATTTGAATGTGGGAATGTTGCAACATCTCCTTGTAATTCAATTTTAACATGTGTTGTATTATTTGATAATTGAATAAATTTACTCCATTGGCTCGCTTGCGCTGTAACATCCCAACCTTGACGATAATTTAAAGGCATTTGACCCGTATGTGTAAATATCTTTTCTCTTAATACTTGTGTCCATGAGGCTTGATTGTCTGTTGACTTAGATATAATAATAAAATAATCATATGTAACAGATGTACTACCAACATAATACCCACCCGCCACATATTGCTGAGCGTCTGTTATAGAATAACCAACTAAATCTAAAATAAATGTTACACCATAATTTCCATTATCTGTAAAGTTAATACCTTTACCATATCCAGACGCGTGCGCTTGTGCTAACGGTGCTCCAAACGGTCCAGTATTGTCGGGTGAGCCACCTAAAACAACATTCGCATAGGGTCCGGTGTTGTTATATGCACCATAAAAATATTGCCATGACATTATACACCACCAGCCAAATCATTTTCACTAGAACCATTATTTGTACGGATGTATGAACCGCCGTCAACACTTCCACCAAAAATATTAATATTACCTGTGGCAATGTTTCTATCGTCTGTCATATGGCCATCAAAAATCGTATCACCCGTTTGTGTCCAAGCTCCACTATTCTTTAAGTTTGTTAACAAGATAGATAAATCGTCGTACATTTTACCGATTTTAGAATCTTGATTATCAATATATTGATTGATCGTGTTATTTACATATTGTGTTAACTCCGGTTTTAATTCTTCCCATGACTGATTGAATTGATTGATTGTTGTTTGTTTTGTTAATTCAATAACTTGAGGTCTTAACTCTTCCCATGATTCATTGAATTGATTGATTGTTGTTTGTTTCGTCAACTCAATAACTTGAGGTTTTAATTCTTCCCATTTCTCATTAAATTGATTGATCGTTGTCTGTTTTGTCAATTCAATAACTTGAGGCTTTAATTCCGCCCAGTGTTTATCGAATTCACTTTTAGACAGTTCAATACAATATTTAATCATTTCCTCGACGTTTTTATTCCATTTTTTGACAACATCATTAACAGCCTTAACCAGCCAATCAATATGACCTTGTAAATAATTTAAACATTGGTAAATATTCATACCCGTATTAAATGCACTAACATAATTTTGAGCTAAATTTTTACCGCTTAACTTTACCTCGTCAAACTCAGGTAAAATATTATCAATATCTATTTTGATCTCTTGGTTTTGCTCAAATTGTTCTTTAATTGTTTGACTTGCTGATTGTTTCTTTTTAGTTTCTCTTAACATGATCTCACCACCTTCAAATACATACTAATACAAAATAAATAAAAATAAAAGAAAAAGAGTTAAATTAATAACTATTTTTCCTAGCTTGCAATTTACCTAAATAATAGAAAGGAGGGGTGTCATGTCTACTCATAACACCGATATTATAACATAACTATACGTTATAAACAACCTTAACGTGACATGTCACATTTGAAACTGTATCTTCAATTGTTACAGTTGCTAAACCTTCCGCGTTAATAGTGTCTAAACCTTCAATCTTAACGTGTTTCAAATCACTTTCGATTGTAGCTTTAACTTTATCGACATCACTAGATGTAGCAGTTAAACTATACTCAGCATTTAAACCATTTGTTTGAACTGTAAATGGTACAGTGATAGTCGCACCTTTATGAACTTCCACAACTTGTGGATTTGAGTAAATCGCTGTGACTTTTTCCTCAACATTACCAGAAACAAATGCAATTGCGTTTGCAAATCGACTTGTTGCGATACCTTCCCAGTGGTGTAAGAAGTAATTCCAATATAAGCCTTTAGCATTGTAAGCAACACCTACACTATACTTTTGGTCAAATACACGATAAATTTCTGAATCACACACAATAGCCTCAATAGTACCTTGTGTCGTACTTGGTAAAGTCGGAAGTACTAATACATGAGTTTTGAATTGAGCAAACTCTAATTGGAATGTTTGCGCTAACCAATCAATGTTTAAGTAGCTGTTGGTTTTACCGTTTAAAATGACGTAAATATCTTCATAGTCATTTTGTTTTGTAACTGCCATAGCGTTATATTCGTTTGTTGGCTCAGTCAAATATGACACGTATTCTGTAATTTTACGAGCTAATTCTTTAGCTGTATCCGTATTTGTAACAGCGCTTGTGTTTACGATCTTCATATGTCCGTTTTCATAATGAGTAACTAAAGCGGACTTCATATAGTTATAATCGTCTTTGTTGTCACCGTTATACATAGAATCAACGATTCTTGCAATTAAGCTATTTACACCATCCCACGTAACAAAGTACTTTCTTAAATCATCATCTGTAATAGTTGCTGGATAATATGACTTTCTGTTTACAACGTAGAAAGCCGTTTTAATATCCGGTAAACTACGCTTAAATAAAGTGTCCTCCGCGTCCGCTTGATTGTATTCGTGCTCTTTAGCACACTCAACAAAATACTCTTCCATAGTATAACCAAGTGGCATGTTTTCCATTTTAAATGGTGCTAGTTTATTTGTTAAAATATTTCGGTGTGCAATCACTTTACCTATACGTGTTGCTAAATTCATAAACTCAACACCTAAAGTATCCGGATATTCTAATAAACCGTTCATAAACTCTAAAGAGCTTGTTTCATTTGGATCTCCAATTGTACTCCTAAAGTTACTTGAACTCATTGCATACATTGCACTTGCGACTTCTTGACCGGTAGGTTCATGATCCATACCTAAATCATTTTGTAACGTTTTAGTTACGTCTTTTCCTGTTGTTTTTGACATCTAAATCACCTCTTTCATTAAATTCCTAATTTTCTTAAATCCATTGGCGCCTCATGTTTTGGTTTTTCTCCTCCCGATTTTTCGGCACCAATTTGCATGAATAGTTTAGAATTTGCCTCTGTTAATGAGGTATTCTTTTCAACTAGTTTCGTGTTCTCAGCTTTCAAATTGTCTAACTCTGTAAAAGTTTTCTCAACTTCCGCTCGCATATCATTCAGCATAGTTGAACGTTCCGCTTGATCTTCAACCGTTAACACTTCCGTAAACTTGTTTCTTAATTCGTCACGTTCCATTTTTATACACATCCCTTCTAATTATTAATATATGATATTAAAATTATAAAGTCAATAAAAAATAAAACCCTCTTTTATGAGGGCTTCATAATAATAAGTTGTAAAGTTTAAAGTGTTACCAGCTAGATTACTATGCCTATATATGTTGTTAGCACGTTTCACCGCGAGTAAGTCTAACATACATGTCTGATTTCCGTTCTTTATTCCTTACGTAAATATAATAACAGATTATTTTCTTTTTTCCAAATCTTCTTTAATTTTATTTTTAACGTAAAGACTAAAATTCTTATGTTTCAATAAATTCTCAATAAAATTAACAACTTCAGTTTCATTTTTATTGACGCAAACACAATATTTATTAACATGATCTCGATACCATTTATTTTTATTTTCTTTCGACTTTTCACTCAACATCGTTATCACATCCTTTATCATCTTCTTTTTCATCCTGCCATACTAGCGGCATGCCTAATATATAGGTGTGTACAAAATCACTCGTTTCATGATTTACAATACTCCATCCTTCTTTTAAATATTCATTTAGTGATTCGATATCTTTTCGATAGGCTGTATAATCATAATCCTTTATACTTCTCACAACCACCACTTTATTCTTGAGCGGTGGATTTCCGAACATAATCTCATTAAATTCTTTTAGAGTTTTATCACACTTTTTAAATATTGCGTTACCACGATGGTAAACTTCATGGGATAAACTATCAAGTTCCTTATTCAAATATTTATAATTACCAATCAATGACTTATATTTACAATATATAATAAAACAAAAAACTGCTAACACAATAATACAAATTAAAATCATTAAATTTATAAAATCCATTTTTCTACTCCTTTATAACCCAAATAACCATTAATACCATTCCTATAATATACACAACAAATAGAAATGTTACACTCAAACAGCAAAATGCCATAAATAAATAATACAATATATTCATTAAAACACTTATCACTTTATCTCCTTCCTATCTACTTTTAATACTGAATTGTCTATCGACTAATACAATACCACCAGGTACATGTGTTTTCTTTAAGCAGTCATTAATTACATTTCCAACTCTGAAATTATCATATGTTACATTCTGTTTCGCTCTTTGCGTCATACCAGCGCATTTTACATTTAAATAATAACAAACTCCCTCACGAATATAATACAAATTATCTTTACAGTCGTTCTCACTTATGTATTCTTGTTGATGCTCCACGTATTCCTTATAACTTATTTCAATTTCTTCAACATAACTTTTAGCACCGATAAAATAAGATCGTGTAAATACAGATTCTAGACCCCAATAGCCTAATTCTTTATCGTCAATAATATCTTTAATAGCGTCCGGAACTTGTGTGCCAACTAAATGTATTGAATCCGTATCAATATATGCGATTCTATGTATACCAACTTTTTGTGCTGTTGATATCGTATATTTACGTGCGTAAGCGGTTACGAACTCGCCATAAGGTAAATAAATAGGATCTCTAAATTGCTCGTCAATAACCTCTTTAACCTCTCCGTCTTCATACGTTGTAAACATAGGATCATGCAAACGTAGAACTCCATCATCTTTATCAATAAATGGAATTTTAGGCGTTACATTTGGGTTCGTTGCGAACTTACCATAAACCGAATTTAATTGTCTTTTTGCAATAAAACGTTGTGCACCTTTAGAATTCTTTTTAACTTCCATTTGTTCGTCGATAAACTGCCTTGCAATACCTACACAACCTCTAAATTTATATCCATTAATAAACTCAACATCATAAATATCATATTGTTCATTAAATAATTCCCAATCAACACTTGTGACAGTCATTCTAACGATATCCCCGTTTGAGCTGTCTACATATTTTTTACTACCAAAAAATCGAGAAAACTTATCTAATGATATACAAGGTATATGATCTTTTTTAATATCAAAGGCAAAACTAATAACACCTACCCATAAAGGGTATTCATCATCATATTGATATCCACCCTCAAAATATATAGGTGTATCATACGGCAATAATTCATAATACATACGCGATGGAAAAAGCGAATTGACATCAAATACAATGCCTTGCCCTATCTCTTTTTCTTTTAGTTCCGGGTTTGCCCAAACAAACCCACCACTATACGCAGGTCTTAAATCTGTATCCACATTCATTTCTAAAGGTGGAAATATCTTTTCAAACGACATAGGCAAAGTTTTCTTGAATGCGTCAAAACTACAGCTAGTGGCTGTCATTTTATTAAACCCTAATTTAAAACATTCATTCAATGCCATACCTTCAATATCAATATCATTAAAAAGATAATCCACTTCATGCGGTGTTAGCTCGTGCCCTATTTCACGTTTAGTATTATAATCTAGTTTTAATTTTCGTATTGGTAAATTAAAATCATGTGCGATCTTCTCAATACTAAATGGAATTAGTTTAAACGAATCCCATATTGTTGTTTTAGTTGACCTATAAATTGAATATTTCCACCATATTTCAATGGAATACCACAGACCTGTATTCGATATAATTGTTTTAAAGCATCCGATTTTAGGTTTGTCCGAATACTCATAGCCGTTACTTAAAAGCCAACTTACAATAAATTCACCATCAAAAGCTAAATTATGAAAATATAATTTACGCGTTTTTTGTTTACACCATTCAATAAAACCGTCAATACTATTCCCATATTCTTTTATACTTGAATCGCTAACAAAACTTGCTCCCCATGCCCAAACTCTACAGTCTAAAGGGTCGGTTGTAGTCTCAAAGTCACACGCCCAAATCTCTTTAGGCTCTTTTTTCTTTGCCATACTACAACCCCCCTTACATTATTCTTTGTATGTAACAATTCCATCTTTGACATAAGCACGTCCGGTAAATACAGCTAAACTGTCTTTTACATCTGACATATCTGTTCTAATATTTTTGCTTAATTGTTCATTAATAAACATTTGGTTTTTAGTGTATTCACGTGACATATCTATATAATTAAATACTGAAACAGCTTTTCTTTCTTGATAGAACCATTGTAATAATTGTTTATCTGATAATGATTTTATATCTTTAATTAGTTGTTTACCTTCCTTTTTAGTAATATTACCGCCTCTTATTTGTTCCTCAATTGCGGTTTTGTAATTACTTCGTAAATTTTTTATTTTCTGATTTTCCTTCCTTGTATTCTTTTTTAAATTCTCAATTCGCTTATCTAATTGTTTAGGATAGCGGTAAGATTGAATGTTAATATGATGTACTGGCTCAAAAAACCCACCACGGTCATCACGCAAAGTAGATCTAGCATTCTTAACACTAATAGGTGTAACAATTCCCCCTTTAGTTTCATTTAATTTACTTAAGCCTACAGACTTTGAAAGTTGTTTACGTTGCTTATTTTGCTTATCAATTAATTTATTAGCTTTTTCAATTTTATTTCGATTAAAAACAACACCATATTTATTTTTAATAAACCTATTTTCTTTATTAAATCGATCAATTGATTTTAAGTATTTATTGAATTCCTTACGGTCATTAAAATCTTTTATAGAACGAATATCATTAAAAACAACATCCTGCCCCATGTTTTGCGCTTTTGTAGCAGTTCGTTTAGCACTTGCTATAGCGTTTCTTAACCGCTTAACATCTTTCGTGCTTTTTCGCATTTTAGCCAATTTAAACACCTCCTTTTAAGCCAAAAATAAAAGGGTGTTTGGCTAACACCCTTATTTTATTAGGCTATTTGACAGCCATGCTTAAATATTTGTTTGAGCTTGAATTTGATTTCTTTTGAATGATTGTGACACACACTGGTTCTTTCGTCCAATCATAATTAAACACCTGTTTTAACTGTTTTAATGACTGTAAGAAAGGTTTTGAATTTGTCGCATAGGCTTTTCCATCCTTATCAATAACAGTGATTAGTTTAGAACAGATAATTTCGCCTGTTCTCTCGTTTTCTTTTTCTACATCTTGTACGATGTAACCAGTCAAATACAAGTCCTTACCTACTTGATCGCTTAAGCCTTCCGCATTATTTACCGCATTGAATAAATTAACGCGTTGCTCGTGAGACATATCATCACTCACAACTAAACCTGTGTTTTCCATTGCCATTACTTCATTTGATAAATTTTCCATATTAATTTTTCTCCTTTTAATTTTAACATTGCTTTTTAAATTAATTTATTTCAAGTTGTCTAATTTTGTAACCAGCATAACAATTTTACAACCTACGTCGCTTTTTAGTGAAGTCATAACACTTAATGTCTTACATGGCACACCTCCATTAATTCGTCATACCTCATATTTATTAACACAAACCACATAACTAACATTACAATTGAAATTATAATGAAATTTATGTATCTGTTTGATACTTTATAATACTTAAAATTACCTTTGCAATGCTGATAAATTTGATAAACAGATAACACAACACATACTAACCAACTTGCAAGTATTAAATTATTGTAAATACTCACAGCCGCGCCTCTCATTCTCTTTAATCATATCCTCAAGCGATACGACGCCTTGTAAAACCTTGCGTTTGAATAACGTCATAGTATTATATCGAAACGAATAACTAGCTATTACACTCTTTGAATTTAATTTACAAATATCCATTCTTACTAAATGTCTACGCTGGTAAACTAAGTGAAAGCCAAGTTTATAATCACATAAATACGTTTCTATGATATCTACGATCATATTAATATTATCCATATTTAATTCACTTGGATAATGGTTATGTTTATAAATTCTACTCATTTTTCTTAACCCTCCTTCTTTGTACCCTAATTATAGCACACCTATTCTAGAATACAAGTGTTTTTGTAATTTCACATAATCC